AACGCCTCCCGAGCGTGAACCCATCCCGGTATAGCCGCCACCTTCCATTGAAGGGCTGTATGAGGATGATCCCGGTGCTGACGTTTGAGTTTTGACACCACCAGCAGGGAAAGCGTCTGTAATAGCGCCAAATATAGCTTGCGTTATGTAATATTGAACGAGCATTTCTATGAGGCTATCTATAACCGACTTAGCCATTTTCTTCATTGCATCAGCAAAGTTCTCCGCTCCAGTGATAGCGTCTGTAAACCCTCTAGTCATTGCACTAGATGCCGTGTTAGCAACCTTTCTCATTCCTACATCAAGTGATGGGAATTGACCAGTCACCTCGGTTAATGCCTCTCCCCAACGCTTAAAAATATCGATTTGTGGCTCAAGGCTGTTTGATCCGTTTGCAGCACTACCTGCCATGAAATCCATTGATGCGCCCCACTCACGGATTTTTTTACCTTGATCGCTTATCCGGCCTCCAAGATCGTTAGTGAAGAAATTGTCAACTTTTTCCGTAAATCCCAACCAACCACCAATCCTTGAGCCAGAAAAAGCAGCAAAAAAGTCATTAAAACTCTGAAGCATTGCGGTCAGTGAAGCGCCTATTTTTTCCACCATAGTGCCAATCGCAACAATTACCTTTTTAACGGTTTCTTGTGCAAACTTTTCTATTGACCCGCCAGCTTTCTCAATAGCTTCAACGATTTTTACTCGAAACAAATTAGCAATTTTTTCTAATGCTGGCGCAAGTGCGGCAGTCATCTGATCTCTCACACCACTAAACAACGTAAACAATTTTGAAATAGCGTCTTTTGCTTTGACAATGCCCTTTACTGCGGTGGTGCTTAACACAATGCCTAGTGATTCTGCTTCCTTAAACATCTCTTTAAGACCGTCACGGCCAAGTTTTAACGTGTTGACTAACGCAGCACCTTCACTGTCAAACAGCTTAAATGCTAAAGCTAACTTCTCAGCTTCATTCGTTTGTTGAGAAAATGCGTCCGATAGGGCTAACATCCTTTCTTCAAGGGGCATCTTAATTAATTCAGTTGCATCTAGTCCAAGTTTCTGCAACGCGCCTTTAGCCTCACCAGTTCCTCTTGCTGCTTCTGCTGTCCGTCGAGTAAAACGCTGTAACGCCATGTCCATCGTTGTTGTTGCAACGCCAGTAAGCCCTGCCGCAAAGCGCATTTTGGTTAATGCCTGAGTTGTTACACCAATTTTACTTGCAGTTTTGTCTAAGCTATCAACGACATCAACAGACTTTTTAATAAGTAAGCCCATAGCGGCCGCACCTGCCGCCAAACCTAGCGCAGACTTCATACTAAAGACTGCATTTGTTACCGTCTTTAAGCCATTAGTGACACCACGAAAACCTTTCTTTGTTTTATCAACTGCACTAATAATAATCTTGGTGTTCTCAGCCATCTTGTTCACTCTTAATTTGAAAGTAAGCCATCCACTCATTGAAGTGAGTAACGGACATTTGTTGGGCTTCTGAAATAGACATATGCAAGCGATCAGCCAAAGCTAATAAATTCATTCTTGAATGATCGCGTTTTAGTTTTTTATTTGATTTTCAACCGATTCAATCTCTGCGAACATGGAATTGGCGATTTCAGAGATAACTGCTGTTTCCTCTCCCATTAAATCAATGCGATCTTCAGCATGTTTAAATAGTTTCTCGCCTCCCTCATCCGTTGCTTTCATTAAGATAAGATCAACCATTGCACCAATGGTGGTGCTTTCCAAAAACTTAGGGTGTTTCTTTTGTAGTTGGTCAAGGTCATAGCAACTAATTGCAGTGCAATACAAAGTGAACGGAACACCCTCCTCATTCGCCCACGCTGCAACCACTACTTCGCGCAGTGGGATTACACGCCTTGAACGTAAATCTCTAGCAAGACCCATTAATAAGTGCCTTCTGTTAAACCATTAGAGATTTGCATAACAAAAGTTGCTTCAACTAAGCCATCAGGCGAATTGCTTACAGAGCGACTTGTTACCAACCCAACACCTGTGTATTTCTTTTGACCAGAACCTGTGCCGCCCGGATTGATTTCAATGTCAAGTTTTGCACCAGCATCCATTACGACTTGCTGCGCATCAAGATGATCGTAAAAACAATCGATGTTTAAGATTCCATCTTTCAAACCACCTGTGTAGTTTTTAGCTGTATCGCCCATTGTTGTGCTATCAATAGGCTCAATAGTTTCATCAAAATTAAACGTCCTTACCTCTCCTACAATTGCCTCTGCTGTTCCAACTAATTGCAAAAAAACCGAACCACTTGTTCCCGATATTGTAGCCATTTTACTATCCTCTTTTCTAAGTTGTGCCGCGTGTGTATTGGTACATAACGCGAACCGTTAAAATGACCCCACCGATAGGGTCTATTTGTCCTTCATCAATCTCTACTTGTGTAATCTGCGTATCAAGCGCAAACCCACCTCTTGTCCTATCTACATCAAGACCCTCTTCAATAGTCTCAATGATGTTGTTTCTTGCCTGATCGATTAGCTTGCCTTTTACAAAGCAGACCAGTTCATAGTTAATCGTTGCCATTCTTTTAGTTAGTGAACCACCTACTGTTGAATCCTCACGGCTATCATCAGCGGTTCTTACTAAAATAGCCGGGTACTGAGCATTTGATAGTTGCTCGAAGTCGAATGGCTGCCGGGTAACGTAGCTCAAGCGCAAGGGCGAATGGACAGCCTGAAGCGTTGTGACGATATTCTCTGCGATTGATTCTCTAACGCTCATCTAAAAACCTCGTAAACTTCTTGCCTAGCTCTTTATTTTCATCACGACTAAAGCCAAAGTACGGTCTGGTTCTGTTATTGCCTTTAATCTTGTCCTGCTCTACCGATCTTGTGAATGAGATGACAGCTCTTTTATTATTGGCTTTTGCCCTTATCGAACTCATCATTTGACCAGTAAGTTTTAGGTTCGGAAAGGATGAACGCGCACCGCCACCGCCTTTCGCTGTTGACTTTACTTTAAATTTGGCATAACTCTTTGTGTATGCTTTAAACTTGCCACCTTCAAATCCCATACCCTTTTCAGTACGTTCTTCAATAATGTTGATGCCTACCTCTGCGGTTTTAGATAAGGCGCGTTTTACTTGTGCCTGTACCGACTTGCGCATCTTCTTAGGGATGTCTTTGAAATTCTTAGGCTTAATATTGACCTTTACTGCTAGGCTCATCTGACTAGGCGACCATCGTTGATGGGCGTTCTTTCTGCTTCATCCACTGTTCCGTCATCGTTAGCGTCGTAAGACACCCCATCTTTGAAACAAGCTTCAAGCTCTTCGTTATAACGTGACTTGTAAAAATCAATCATTCCCTGAAAGCGATCACCATCGACCCAGTTTGTAAGCTGGGGCAGTGCGTACTTCCAAAGAACTAAATATGAATTGGCGCGAGTCCATTGCGAATCAGTAAGCAAAGCTGGCTTTAACTCGCCACTGTACCCACGTTGATCCCACCACACAGCGCGTATATGTCGTTCTATATCGGCTTGGGCTTTTGCGTGTTCTGTTGAAAAGGAATCAATCCCAAAACCAAGGATGTCTGGCAATATGTTTAATAAGTCTGAATCGTTTGAAAATGCCATATTAACTCCATAAAAAAGCCCCACCCCCGAAAGGATGAGGCTAGTCTTATTTAACCAAGTAAGAGAGCAGTATGCTCTGGCTTGATGTTAGCAACACCCCAAGCAAGACCAATCTCATATCGGTTCATTTTGTAACCTTTATACATGGAAAATTCCATGCTCAAACCTGAGTTTGGATCGGTGATCACCAATACATCTTCAGCTTGATCGCCCTCAAGTGGACGAGCAGGAGCGCGAGCCGCTAGAACAATTGCAGAACGGTTGAACGCCATGTTACGACTAGACGCAGCAGTCTTAGCGATTGCTTTAGTAGCCGCAGACATTGCAACGCGCAGTCCGGGAGCAGCAAGAGTAATCGTGTCGCCAGCCGCAGGGTTAGCACCAGCAAAGACTGCACTAGTGACGACATACTGGTTAGTGTCTCCAGCAAAGGTCAAAACATCGCCAGCAACTGCGTTTCCAGTACCACCAGCAGCCAAAGTTAGTACAGTTGCACCAACCGCATATCCAGCAGCGTTAGTTGTAGCCGCACCAGCAATTGCACCAGCAGCCTGATCGACAATCTGAGCAGACTCACGAATTGGCATACCGTTGATATCTAGCAATACACCTTGACGTAAGATGGAGTCACTACCAGCGTCAGCAACGCCAGATTGCTTACCTAACATATTGACACCAGCGGTTGTATTGATAACAAGCTGGTTGTCTGTCAAAGGTGCGCCATTGTCTTTTAGTATTTGCAAAGCTTTAGAGCCAGCGGTGTAGTCATTTACTGTTCCGAAAGGCGTAGTTCCAGCAACACCAGCAGCGCGTGAGAACGTAGACTGCAATCCACATAGATCAACTTCGACTTGATTAACGATAGCGCGTATAGATTGTGCAATTTTCTTAGCACGAACGTTCTGATAGCCGATTCCAGTGTTTAGAATCTTTAGCTCGTCACCATTGAAGTTAAAAGAAGATGTCTTTTGATTAGTCAATTTAATATCAACAAACCCTGAAGTCTGATCTGCTGCCGTTGGTGGTGTCATTGATGGAACAATGTTTTGTAACGTATTGGCTGGCTCAACGTCAACGCGAATTGCTTGATTCATTCCAGCACGTTCTGCTGATGCGTTCATCGTTACCGATGGAATCATTCCTGTTAGTTCGCGAGATACAATGTCGAGTGCTTCATAAATGTCCGGCATTAATGCCGAGATGTTGTTAGCCATGATAATATTCCTTAAATTTTATTCGAGAGTCCCACCGCTGCGGATAAATTCCGCTCGCTTTTGGGGAGTGAGTTTTTCAAAGTTTTCACGACTATGGGTTTTCCCAAGGTCGTTATTGCCACCAGCTTTGCCCATGCTTCCTGAACCGCCTTGAGTAGCTCGGACAAAATGAGGGTTAGCAGTTAAGAATTCTGATACCGCTTCGTTGACTGTTAGCAAATTGCCTTTATCGTTGTATCTGGCAACATTATTTGCATCTGTCACTTCCACTGTACCGTCCTCTGATAGACGAACTTGATGTCTTAGCAGAGTAGATACTTGATCGGGGCTTACAGCGTTATTGGTTGAGGCTGCTGATAATAAAGCGCCATCAACTAAGGTCGATTGAAGCTTTGACTTGTACGCGCTGATTTCCTGATCTTTCTTGTTTACTGTGTCCTTAAGGATTGATTCGAACTCTCCTCGTTGCTTCTGTGTTTCAAGGTTGGCATCCTCACGCTCTTTGAGCATCTGTCGTGCTTCATCAAGATTGATGTCACCGACTTCCCTCTGATATTTGCGCTCTGCTCTTTCAAGCCTAGTTGCTATTAGCCTATCTACATCGGACTGCGTAAACGTCTTTTCCTGTGTTTGTGCTGCTGCTGTTTCAGTCTCAGCGTCTGGTGTTGCCATGATGTTGTCATCGCTCATGTTACGTTCCTCTTTCGAGTAGTTAGTTAATCGTATA